TGAACTGTGCTGATTTAGCATGGGGAACCGCAAGTGCAGCAACAGTAACACTATCTTTTTTGGTCAAGTCAAGCCTTACTGGTACTTTTGGCGGCTCGTTAAGAAACAACGCAATAGATAGAAGTTATCCGTTTAGCTACACAATTAGTTCTGCAAACACTTGGGAACAAAAATCAATCACGATTGCTGGTGATACAAGTGGAACATGGCTTACAACAAACGGCATTGGTATCCGAGTTACTTGGTCTATTGCTGACGGGTCAA